TCCATCTCCCAAACATCATGTAAACTCTGCTTACTTATTTCTGATTTAAATCTCTCCCACAATCTCAACGTAAGACCTGCATCTTGCTCAGCATAAAATCCAACATAACCTGCAGGTAGTTTCCAAAGATCAGCTTTTGCATCTATACCCCACTCTTTTGCTTTCTCATTCAAAAATGTTTCATTCTTTATCTCACCTAGATAATCTTTAGCACAAGCATTTAAACTAAAACTAAATCTGTTTTCATTGATTAGTGCAGCTGCAATCATAGTATCTACAATCTTACCTCTTATTTCAAAACCATTAACTAACAACCAACCAACATCGTAACTAGCGTTGTGAAATATTTTAGTTGCTGGTGTTTTTAAAACATCTTGCATCCACGCAGTAGTCATAGATAAATCCATGTTACCACCTGCGTCATGACCAATAGGAAAATACCATTGCTGTCCAAGAGCTGCTACTGCAAAACCTACAATGTGACCATCAAAGGTTGCCCAACCAGATCCTTTTGTTTTTATATTTGGATCTTTTGTCTCCAGGTCAATTGCAATCTCTGTTGCTTGAGATAAATCAGGATACTCTGCAGGAGCTATCCAATCGCTATCATTGTATATAAAATTAAGCTGATGTGTCATTTTTAATTAAGAGTTTCTGTTCGTCTGCAAAGTAAACGTAACTTAACTTAGAATTTCTAAATGTAAACAAAATATCTTCAAACGTTTCATCGATTGGATATCCAGCAAGATTAAAAGATGTGTTCATCAATAGTGGCACTTTAAATTGTTTAAGTAATTCATACAAAACATAGTTGTCTGATTGATTTACTGTTTGTACTCTACATGTATTATCAACGTGAACTACTGCAGGGGCAATCTTCTTTAATTTATCTGTTGCAGATGGTGCCATCATCATTGTTGGTATGTAATTATTACCATCAAAAAATTCACTAAATTTTTCTTGTAGCACAGAAACTGCAAATGGTCTGAACTTCTCGCGTTTTTTTATTTCATTCATTATATCTTTAGCAGTAGGTATTGTTGGATCAAGCAACAAACTTCTGTTACCCAATGCTCTTGGTCCTGCTTCTGCCTTACCTTGAACTAAACCAACTACATGACCATTGTGTAAAAGATGAACAATGTGTTCTATGGATCTATCTATTAATCTTTCATTCTGCAGCAGCTCTGGTTTTGTTTTTATTTTTTGACCAATGTAAATATGTTTAAGTGGTTGTATTGATTTTTGTTTTGTTAGATAATGGAAGTAAGCTATGCCAATAGAGTTTCCTTCATCACCACATAAAGGTTCAAAATACAACTGACTATTTTTAAATTTTGTGCTTAGTTTATAATTATTAATCACATTTAAAAAAGAGCCACCAGTAAATACCATGTTTGGATTTTCATACTCAGAAACTAATTTACGAATTTCAACTTCGAAAAAAGTTTGATATGTTTTAGCAGCATCTAATGTTTGAGGTAATTTTTTTATACCTTCGTATGTTAAGAATTTTGGTATGCTTTCTAACAATGCATAATCAACCTTACCTGCAGATTGATAACCCATGAACTTACCCTCTTCATCTTTAAATCCAAACTTTTCGGATATCTTTGCATAAAACTCACCCAGGTGAACTTTATTTGTTATGTTAAATTCAGTATCATGAGCAATACCTAAAGACTCTTTAGGCTTTTTGTTAGACCAATTAAACTTCCATATTTGTTTGTACAAACAAAGTATTACATCTCTTGTTAAATCAAAAATAGAACAAACCTCGTGGCCAACTCCATCCCAAAAACTACCTCTGCCATCTATTACAAAAACTCTAGCCTCCTTGAAACCTGAGTCAATGAAAGCTTTTATGGCATGTGATAAGTGGTGTGGTTGGTCCAGGGTGACCAGATCTTTGTCATACAAACCTTTGAAATGTAAATAATTAATTAGATTGTTTGTTTCTAAAATTTCTTTGTTGTAAGAAGTTGAATAGGCCTTATCAATTTTAAATCCTAGATTTTTTATTTGATCTAAACATCTAAAGGGTATGCCACCTATATGTTTGAGCCTTGATAACTTTCTCTCCTCATTATAATAAATTATCTTGCCATCTTTCATCAGTGTTACTGAAGGCAAGTGACCCATACCTATTCCGGCTACAATCATTTTTTCTTCTTTTCGTCTTTGAGTTTTAGTTTTTCTAATTCACAATAATGAATTATTTTATCTAGATCTTCGACTCCATTTTTAAATCTATATCTACAAACGTATTTTATCACGTTGCCCTGGAAGAATGTTAAATCATTCTTTGCGATGAATTCATAGGGTTGAATGGTAAAGTGAACGTAGTGAGATCCACCTACCTGTCTTCCTTGTGGGAAGACATCATCAAACATATCTTTATCTGTCATAAGTTGCCTCATATTGTTTAAAATACTTTCCTAGTGGAAAGTTGTATTGATGGTATGTACCCAGTAGATGCAGGGTGTTCTTAGATCTTGTGACTCCTGTGTACCAAACTCTAAGCTCTTTAACCTTGTCAGCTAAATTTTTTTTATCGAAGTGAGATGGAAAATTACATTTGCTAGCAAGAACAACATTATCTGCTTCTCCACCTTTGACTTGGTGTATTGTATCTATGATAATTTTTGGTGGTAAGTTTAAGTCTACACCAGCTTTCATAAGTTTATTAAAATATAGTTTGTCTTTGTCTTTAAATTTTCTTTTGAATACCTCTTGCCATGGTCCTTTCTCATCTCTCATACCACATCTAAGATGTAATTCATCAAAATTAAACACTTGGTTTGGGTGGGCAAAGCTCCATTTCTTGCTGTCAGATGACCGGTATCCGTGGTCTATGTTTAATAAATACTCATACATTGTTACAGCTTCTTCTCTGCTTATGCTGCCACCTTTACAAATCGACTCCCAAAAATTAATTGCATGATACTGATTCGGGTCAAATGATTTATTGTTCTTTTGATCTTGGTAATACAAACCTAAATCTTTTGCCTCCTGCTGCAGCTCTTTCTTAACATCATTTATTCTAGCTAAGACCATCCAATCACCATCCATGTCCCAAGGTACTTTTTTCAAACCACCCCACCTGTACACTGCACCATCTTTACCATTAGAATAAAATTCTTTTTCTACACGATTTTCGCCCATAGAATTTAAAATACAATTAGAGAAGTGATGTATGTTTTTATTTAATCTTACACTCTTCTTCAAAACTAAAGACCTACCAGGAAAGTTTTGAAACAGTTCCACATCTGCACCGTTCCATTCATAAATAGCTTGGTCATCATCACCTGCTATGTAAACTCTGTGAACTGCCTTTGCTAATTTTACCACAAGATCCCACTGCAAGGGTGTTAAGTCTTGAGCTTCATCAACCATCAAAACTTTGAATGGTATAGATACACCATCATCGATAAACTTTTGCACCATGTCAGTAAAGTCTAATCTATCAGGTGTCCGTTGTCCGTTCTCCAGTTCCATTGTTTTAAATTCTTCGTAACCATTAATAATAGATTTAAACTGCTGCAACCTTACAGCTTTTCTCGATTGCTGTTTGTAAAGCCACACAGGATCAACTTTCATGTTTCTTGCTCTATCATATATTTGTAAAGACCAGTTGTTGAATACTTTTTGATCATCATGACCTTCTTGATATTTGACTTTGATAGTTCCGTATTGTGTGTGAAACATCAGCAGGTCTGCCTTTGGATCTAAAACGGGTATCTCAGCAAACTGTTGTCTGGCCAAAGAATGTAATGTTCTAAAATATTTGAAATCATCTTCATCGTATTCTTTAAATCTTTTCCTGACTCTTGCCACGCATTCATTAACTGCTTTATTGGTAAATGATATGTAACAGATCTCATCGGGGGAGAAACCTTGTTTAAGATAACGTTGTACTCTCTTGAGTAAATTTTCAGTCTTACCTGTACCTGGGGGTCCAAAGAGTTTAATTGTCTTCCCACGCAGCTTTTGTTTTAACGAATTTGACATCTTTGTTTTTGTGTTCACTTTGTTTTGGTAATTCTACCACCCAATGTCGGGTCTGAATACCTTTGAATTTAGATTTAGGTTGTGCACCACCTGTTTCTAAAAACTTAGTACACTCTTTTTCATTCCAATTGTAACCCATCTTCTTCATAAAAGATTTGAATGTTTCTAATTTAAATCTCATCTCAACATCATCTTTCCAAATGTTACCTGAGTCTATCTGATCAAACTCAGTGGTATCCTCAACATCTTCTAAGAACCTGGACATCCTTGAATTGAATACATCATCAAGTTCCTCTTTTGAATCAAAGCCTTCCATATCTTGTTTGGTCGCCATCAATTCCTCTAGCCAATCCCTGTAGGGATCCGGATCTCTTTTTGTTGGTTTAAGTGCTCTCCAAACAATATCATAATTAAGTAAAGCCTCACCAAGCAGTTGTTGTTGATACAATTGTTTTGTTGATAATCTTATAGACTTACCTTGTATAGGTAAAATCCAATATGGTTCAGGATATGAATTTACTTTTGTAAGTTTACCAACCTCAGGTAAAGCCTCATTCTTTCCTATTCCATGTTTTCGTCTTAAACAAGTGGTAGATGAACAATGCATTCTAGCCACAGAAGTTTTGCATTTGTAGGTATACTCTTTGTTTTCTACACCTTTGAATATGTTGTTTAGTTCCTGCGGGTGCAGTGCCTCTGTACAAACTTTAGACATCATGTTTCTTGTCCAGTCTTGATACATGACAGGATCGGGATTAATTTTTTTTGCTAGTACAGCTACGTTAAACATAGCATCATTACGACCTTCACCTTTTTGTATTTTGTTTTTCATAAAATTAACTACACATGGTGGGTAGTCTTTTGTTTCATCATCTTGAAATACTTTTAATTTTTTAAACTGCGTTGGTGTAAGTCTATATTCAGATACGAACTTAAATAAATTTTCTAGTTTTATTGAGTTGCCATCATTATCCATTGCAACTCTAGTTGTCATGTGTGCTTTTTGATACGGTAGGTTTACAAAATTACCTTTTCTTTTTTGATTCCAATCTTCAGGTGTTAAATCAACTTCATCCTGAGCAGGATAAATATCTGTTGTTGTATCATTAACACCTAAGTCAGATGCAATCTCTAATAATTTTCTTCTCATCTCCGATGCAGCAACTACACCGTCAATGAATAAAATTAAATGGAGTCCGTTTGATTTGGAACGGAATGGGACGAGTGGGTATTTTCTTTTCCGTATAACCGATATAACTTCTTTATGCTGTATATTATAACGATCAACATCGATGACCCCCCAACTGCATGAATTATCATCTCTGATAGGGACAGATCCATAATATTTTTCTCCTTTTAAATGTTGTAGCCAATGCTCTTTTGTCATTGACTCTGGTTCTACCCAATGTCTGAATTCTTGTTTGCCATCGCGGTCACGCTTGTGACCCAACGGTGTCGAAGCACCAAAATATGTAGAAGAGCCTTGGAAGAGTTCTACAAACTCTCCCAAGGTTTTGTCAAGTATCTCCATAAATTAGAATGGAGTTTTTTGTTCCGCTTGATCTTCGTTCTTGTGATTAGCTCTCACAGCACCTTTTTTACATGACTCATAGAAGTCAAAGGCTGCTTTGATTGTTTCTTCGCTCTCCACTTGTCCGATATGCTCTATCTCCCAACCATACCAAGAACCTAGATTGTTTTTCTCTAGCACAGTTTTTAGCATGTAAGATTGAGTGAATGGTGCAGGTCTAAAGAAACCTTTACCATCTTTTCTCTTTGCTCTGAGAGACATCATCATTGAATTCCACTTTTTAGATTTTTTTCTTTGAGTAGATTTCATAGTGATTAAAGCAGTAGAAGATTTTTCTTCCTCAATTACCATTACGTAATGGGAAGCTGTTTCCTCTACATAGTTACCATTTTCGAGTCTATCTTTGCCTTTATCATCTCTAACAGTTTTAGACATGATATCAGAATCAGCAGGATAAACATTGATGGGTGCAACTGCGCCCTTATCTCTATCTTTCCATTCGATATACTCTAGCTTATAGAAACAAGGTATAACTTGTATACCTGTTGCTCCATCATATAACTCATTGGTTACTGTGTTATATATCATTCCAGGCCTAGCCTCTGCTATGAATTGACTATCGCCTTGTGTTACTTGGGGTGATAGTTGGCCAAGAACTTTAAGAAATGGTAACGCTAAACTATTTGAGTCTACGTTATCAAATCCTTCGTCAGCAAATTGCTCAATGTTAACATTAGCAACTGCACCTGCAGCTTTTTTTACTGCCACTTGGGTTTGTCCGTCTTTGAACTTTATACTGTTCTTAATTGACATTGTTACTCCTCAGTTATTATTTGTTAGTTATTTTCGTTTTATTTGCGATGTATACTCCAAACAAATCAAAAGGTAATTCTTTACCTGTTTCGACTTGTTCTTTAACAAAAGCTTTTAAAGTCATTGGTTCTACTTTTTCTTTTTTATTATAAGCAAACCCATTGTCTTCACACACCTTTATTAATTCAGAGACTTGGTTGTCTTGTCCTCTGCTGAATGAGGCTGTAACTGTGTTCTTAATTAAATCTTCGAACCCTTTACCTCTCAACCAACTGAAGGCTTCTTCAACTCGTGACTCAGGAATTTTTGCTGCATAGAATGGTTTTACTTCTACAGTAGAACCATCAGCTAATTTCAACAAAGATACACCTGCTTCCTGCATCATCTCTGGAATAACTCTCTCT